AACGTGGTATCCGGTGTATCGCATGTACGAAGGTGGTTTGAAGATGCAGCCGGAGACACGCATTTCTATATTAGTGATAAGTGCAAGGAAAGCATTCAGGCATACGAGAATTACCACTACCCGGAGCATCGCGAGAACAGCGCACTCAGGCATGAACCGCAGAAGGATGGCAAGTTTGATCACCATTGTGATGCGTTAAGATTTCTACTCACAAACCTATTCCCGATGCGCTCCCGCAGTGCGGGTGTCATCGATTGGCTATAAATATGATATGCTAACGATTCCAGATTTAAGTCAGGGCGCGGTACAGACCGCACTGAAAAAGAAATTAAGATATATAGAAGATTCGCGTGTCAGAGAACGTGATTATTTGATGGATTGGTATGAAGGTATCAATCTGGAGAATTATGTTTCGAACTACTTTGGAGCCGAAACTCTGAGGCAAGCAGTGATCCCGCAGAACAATCTCACTAGGCGAGTATGTTCTCTTCGCTCAATGACCTACAAGAGGCCACCCAGGATGCGCTCCAGTGAGTCATATATTTCTCTGATTGACAAACATAGTTTGAATGCCCAGCGCCGTATGCTGGAGCGTTTAACATTTTTACTTGGCAATATGGCATTCCGCAGTGTGTGGAATGAAATGACAGGCAAGATTGAATATGAGATCTTGAGTCACTTTGAGCCATTATTTTTAGCTGGTAATTCCAGAGATAAGCCGGTGGGAGTATGCTATCCCATCGAGTATCAAGGCAATGCCAGAATGGAGTCTCCGCTTCATGCGGTATGGACCCATGACAGCCATTATCTCTTAGATGAGCATGGGAACAAGATATCGGTGAATGAAGGCGATGTAAATCCATATGGCATCCTTCCAGTTACATTCTCTCACCGCTACCCACCGATCAGAGATTATAGTGTTGGTAATGCAATGGATGTAGCTCAGACCGATTTAGCCGTGAATGTGGCACTCCTTGAGTTGGAAATCGCCATTAGGTACGGTGCAATGGGGATCAAGTACATCAGTGGAGTGGATGATGCATCACGGATCTCTGTAGGTACGGATCGGATACTTTATTTGCCTGAAGGAGCAAATTTCGGTGTAACCAATGCCGGTGGATCACTCACAGAGATTATCGAAGCAACAAGATTCTTAGTGGAAACCACACTGAATAACAACCATATCCGTGCCAAGTATGCTAGAGATAATTCTGGGAATGCGCCATCTGCGGCTGCGCTTGCAATAGAAGAACTTGAAAATAAAGATGAAACAACGGCAATGACTGAAGACACATGGCGGCCATGGGAGCATCGCAGATACGAAGTGGATAAAGCAATCTTACAAGTAGAAGCCAATGTCAATATAGGCGATGACTATAGTGTGGATTTCCTTGAGCCGAATTATGCTGTAACTCCAGAGAGTGAGATTATGCTCTGGTCATGGAGATTTGATCGTGGCCTTGCAACACCTATGGACTATTATGAATTTTATAATAGTGACTCAGATCAAGCTTCAAAAGATGCATTTGCAAAACAGCAAGAAGAATTTCAAGGTCAGAAGCAACCACAAAACAGACTACTCAATATCTTAACCAATGACAATAGACCAAGCAGTTGAAGCCTATGAACTGCAAATTGAACAAGTCACAGAACAATTTGTTCAGGATATCCAGGAGTTAGAAGATGACGGCCTCTCAACAGAAGAGATACTGGCTCTTGTCGCTGCAATTGACTTTGCGACCTATTTTATTGAAGAGTTGGGCTTCATTGCCGGACATAACGCCTATCTGGCTGCAACGGAAGACATTCTTGGCAATTTGCGGTTTTTTGGGGTTACATCAGAGCAACAGCTCCTGGCTCTCCAGAATATCCAAAGATTCAACATTGAGAGTCTGAGTAGGCATGTAGCTGCGAATATGCAAGCAAGTATGGCACAGAGTATTTCTAGTGGACTGAATAGGACAGAAATGTCTGCATTGATCAAGTCCAACATCAAATCCACTATTCCACGGATCGACAATGTAATCGGCACACAGCTCTCCAATTATGAGCGCAGTATTATTATGCAGATGTCTGCTGATCTGCCTGAGAATCAGTTATATGATTATATAGGTCCACGGGATGATAAGAATCGTCCTGTATGTAGGCAGTTTTTAGATTCATCTCCATTGACCAAGGCAGAGATCCGATCCATTAAGTCTGATGCAATGGAAACCGGTGGTGGGATTAATTGCAGACACAAGTTTATGCCCATCGATGTTTAATTTTTTAAATATGCTCAAGTTTTCAAAGTCTGATATAGGCGCAATGGCTGACAGGACTTTAAGCAGACACAAGAAGCAAATACTCTCCGGGAAAGATGCGCATGGCGATTCATTCGAGCAGTATTCCAAAAGCTATGCAAAGCGCAAGAAGAGCGGTGAACGTACTCCGGTCACATTGAGAGATACTGGCAAGATGCTGAAAGCATTTCAAGTGCTGAAAGCAGACTATAAGACCAAAGAATTGAAGTTTCGTTATGGCACTAAAGCTAACAAGCATGGTATCAAAATGAATGAGCATAACGCCGGTGTTCCAAAAAGAGGACTACCACCACGCAAGATCGCCGAAGACCAGGCGCTCGGTACAGATGTGGAGAATGGTATTGTGCAAGACTTCGCCAACCAGATTGGTAAAAACTTACAGCGTATGACAAAGACCAAGCACACGGTCAAACTCTAAAGGAGGACAGTATGTCCGAAGAAGCAACCAAAACAACGGAAGCACCGCAGATAGCGGAAGGCACTCGATCGCCTGTAGAACCCAAAGTATCGGTAGAGGTGGCTCCTAAAAGCCAAGAAACAACAGTTGACGAAACGCCTGACGTTAGCCAGTTGATTGCCGAAAGCAAGAAGTATCGTAAAAGATCTCAGGCCGCTGAAACAGAACTTGTGAAGTTGCAAAAACAGATTTCCACTGATCGTGAAAAGCAGATGGAAGAGCAACAGCAATGGCAGACACTTGCAGAGGAGCGCCAAGCTCGGATTTCTGAACTCGAACCCATAGTGGAACGAGCGATGAATGAAGAAACGGCTCTTCGTGAGCAAATACTTGCCGAATTCAGCGAAGAGGACCGCGAAACATTTGGTGACCTTCCGTTACCGAAGCTTCGTGCGTTACAAACAAAATTAAATCAAAATAACTCGCGTGTACCGATTGCCAATAATCCTGGTGTACCCGCAAATGAAGTTCCTGAAGATTGGACAAAAATGGACAGGAACGACAGAGCGAAACACTGGGATAAGATTGTGGCATCGTATAAGCGCACCTAATAAGGAGTCTATAAATGGCTAACTATTATGGATTTACTGGTGACGTTACCCAGAACTCGGACATTGATGTATTTGTCCCGGAACTTTGGTCTGCTGGCGTTTACCGGTATTTCGAGAAACAACTCGTCTTAAAACCTTTTTTTGACGATTACTCAAGTCTTGTGCAAGGCAAAGGTGATACACTTCACATTCCCACAGTACAAGAAGTCGCTAGTGCATCTAAAGGTGCGAATGCATCAGTGGATTACACTGCTAATGTGGAAACCACCATTAGCCTTTCTATCGATGAACACAAATATGCTGCAAAGCTATTTGAAGACATTGCAATGGTTCAATCCAACGAACAGTTGTTCGACAAGTATGCGCAGTCAATGGCATATGCTTTGGCTAAAGCAGTCGATACCAAGATTGAAGCATTGCTTCAGACGATCGGTACTACTCAGAATCTTGCTGCTAATAACAGTATGAGCAATGCTGATGTGGAAACCGCTCTTGGTACTCTAATGTCAAACGACATTCCAGCAGATGAATGTGCATTCTTCGTGAATCCACTTATCTATGCTGATCTCTTGAACGCTAAAGCATTTGTTGCTTCCGGTTCTAGTAATGGTGTTGGTTTTGGGGCAGATAATGCTGCAATGAATACTGGTCAGGTTGGTATGCTTTTTGGCATTCCGGTTATGACATCGTCACTTATACCGACGACATCTTCAAGCGGAATTGAGGCTGCATACCTGGTGCATAAATCAGCGATTGCAGTTGCTGTGCAACAGGACATCCGGGTGCAATCGTCTTATGACGTTTCATATCTGGGTACAAAGGTTGTTGCAGACATCATCTATGGTGCTGTTATCACCACATCAAACCATGTTAAAGGAATCGAATTCCTTAATACCTAAACCTTGGTGATCTATACAGCGGGCGGTGCTTTGTCATCGTCCGCTGTAATAAATGAAGGAGAGATTTATGATTGTATTAAAAAAAGGAAATCATTACGAACACACCGATTCGCAAGAAATTGCTCAAGAGAAGGTGAATGATGGTTTCGAAGTAATAAAAGGTCCCAGGATCGTCAAGCAAGAACCAAAAAAGAAAATGGCTAGTAAAAAGAAATAGCTTTTTATTAAGGCTCGTTCACGGTTCGCCACAACCTTAGAGATTAGGAGAAGAAATGGCATCATCAAACCTACACCACTATACCGCACAGGAAGCACTTAACGTCATCACCGCTGGTGGCGGTGCAGAC